GACGCCCAGGATTTCTGTGTTTCTATTAGTCTGTCTAGAAAACGCATACCAGCGTTGATATAAAAGTTCATTCCATTATCTGAACCATCCGCATCTACGAAATCATAAAGCCCACTAACTTCCCGTATGTGTTGTCTTAATTCAAGTAAGTTCATTTCTTCAACTCAATGTAATGGTTATACGAAGTTTAAAGAAAGCGCTGCTTTGATAAACAGCGCTCTTTATCTCTAAAGTCGGCGCTGTTTAGGGTAAGTCATTGTCACAGTTAACACCATTAAGAATAGCACACTTCAGAGGATGACCAAACTCAAGGCCGGCCTCCGTGAGGTATTCCTCAATAGTCCCATCGATACGTCCCTGTCCATAACCCTCTGGATGCATCTTAGAGTTAGACTCTCCATAGAATGATGTGTCAGTTATGTACTTGAAAGTGAATTCTTTGGGCTCTATAATAACCATCATATTGCGAGTAGTAGGATCATAACTTAATAGCGGATGACGTTTGGCGTAAATAGAACCAAAGGGAGTAACCCACTCATTAACTTGCATACCATAAACTTTGGACGTAGGCTGCAAGTTAATCTGACCGCCTTGTTTAGCAAGACGATTTATACCGAGTAGTGCTCCACTACCACAGAGAGCTAATTTCTCACTACTGCCATAACGGAAGGCTAACTCAAGTGCTCTATCAAGCCACTCTTCCCCACCAGTAGTCCAAGCGTCTCCAGCAAAATCAGTATCAGTAGTATAATCACCTACATTACCAGGCGCTACAGTTCTAATCCAAGGTATAATTCCCCGAGTTGTGCGTTCAGGTTTCCCGTTATCTCCGATGTTCTCAGTCATAATACCCCAGAGCATAGCAAGTTCCATTTCAACAGAGTGCATTTCCAAACACTCTTTCTTGGCTTTCTGGTATTGATCACCTGTTCTGAGGCGAGTTAAACGGGCTGTTCTAGTGATAGCCAGAGGCGTGCGGAAAATCTGGGTGTAGTTGTAATACTTAACAGGATCAAGTTGAACCGCAGAAGGCATTTCTCCACCCTCAGGGTTAATATTCCCGTTGACCATTAAAGTATCACAATTCTGAAGATCGTGATCACCACTATTATCATCAGCCTCTAGCAGTTTAACTGTGATAACACTGTTAGCACCATCTATAATGACGTTAGTAACTTTCCCATTAACATCTACGAGCCAGTCACTAGCATCCCTCAACAGAACCTGATGCCCAGCACGGATTTTACCTGCGAGGGTTGACCCTACTTGTACGAACACAGTATCACCAGCAGCTCCACCTCCACCGTATGTAACACTCAGGTCAGATCTAGTGAAAACACCAGTAACATCACCAGTAGTGTGAGCAAAATTCTGTGTCCACCAATGGAACTGTGGGTCATCTACTTTTTCCTCAGCCATCATTGACAGTATGGCGGTCAGAGGAGCGTCACCATTAGGGTATAGATAGAGAATCTGCTGTCTCCAGTTCAAAGGTCTCTGGTCAGTAACCCAGTCATCATTTCCTCTCATACCTAAAAAAGACATTTTATTACCTCCATTAAAATCTAACTGTTAATTTATTAAACTTGCTCGGTAGTAGGAGCGACAGTAGTGGGAGCAGCAGTAGTAGGCGGCTCAGTGGTTCCCGGAGGCTTCGTTGTCGTAAGTCCAGGCCAACCTTCCATCTCACCAAGAGCTAACCATGCTAAACCATCAGAATACATAAGTACTCTGTCACACTTACCATTAAACACTATGTCCGCAAGCCAGCACTCACTGTCATCGTTGTTATCTTCGATGGTAACAGTATTAGCAGGGTCTGCGTTCCGGATTACAAATGAGTAAAATCTCCCCCTAGCATCAGCAACAGGAGGGAGTGTTATAGTTATCGCACCGCTTTCTTCGTCAGCACTAGGCCGCATAACATAGTCACGAGAACTCATCTCGTAATCTTCGTTAGGAGCCACATACTTATCCGTCACCACTGGATGCTGGTGGTGAAAAGGCCAAAGTTCATTTCCCATCTTTCATTCCTCCACTTAGTAAAATGGTTACATTAAGTTACTGCAAAGCAGCGTTCATTTGATCTATCTGCTCCAGCATTTCATTCTTCCGCTTCTTATCTACAACTCTACGCCTATTATTAGGCGCTTTTGGGAAGCGTTTGAGTTTATCTTCTTGCTTACTTTTCTTGTTCTGCGCTACAATTCCCAAAGAAAGTTTCTCTCTAGCACGTTTCCCTGTCTCGGTCAAAACGTCTTCGAAACTCCAGTCACTGTTTTCTGAGATGACACTCTCTGCAATGTCAGAGACTATACTCTTATAAGGAAGTAAGTCCTCATTTTCAGAATAAAACTTATCTGCCATTTTCTGCAGATTCTGTTGAACAGTAACATTGGTTTTAACTATGTCCGGAATACTCTTTAACACATTCTCAATAGTCTTCTGCTGAACGTTAGAAGCTACTTTCTCAGCGAAGTTTTTGAGAAACTTATTCGATGACTCTCTATCACCAAAAATACTGTCGATATCATCATCTTCGCTAATAAACTCATCGTCAAAAGTTATAGGCTCAACAGATGTGTTCTCAGCAGATTCCTCACCTCCAGTTTTTTTCCTCTCAGCATTTTCCGAGAGAGTCGCACGAAGTCTCTCGTTCTCCTCCTTTAGTAGTGTAAGTTCATCTTTTTCCTCTCCTTGTTCCTCGCCCTCGTTAGCCTCTCCACTGGGTTTTTCATTCTCTTCACCAGTAGCTTCCTCACCGACAGCTTCTTCTTCTTCCTCAACTTCCTCTTCAACCTCCTCCAATTCATCAGTTATGTCCCTAGGATTGTTCATTTCTTCTATCTCATTGACTAATTCATAACCCATTTTTCATCTCCTTTTGATAATCAAGTTCTCCTAAAAGAAAGTGCGGCGCTTCCAGAAGGTAATTAATAGCTTCACGTCTACCTTGAATACGACCAAGTTCAATTAAACTATCACTTTGATCATATAGTGGTACCAAGCCCTCCTCCCACATCTTCAATAACTCTACCATATCTTTCCAGACGAAACTCCCTATAAAATCCTCCAGCTGGTCACGTGTAGAAGTTACCTCAAATAACTGAGAGATTTCCTCTTCCTGCCTCTCCGAGGACTTGCTCATCTGGCATTGTTTCTGTTCTAATGTTTTGAGTTTTTCGTTTGAAGTCTTCAACATTCTTTGCTCCTAATTGAGATGCAATATAAGAAAAAATTCTTACTACATCAAATTGCTGCGTTAGCATTTCATTAGTACCTATGATTTGAAATAGTTGGAGCCAAGCCTCTGAGAAGTTGCCTCCAGGGATAGACCCATCCTTTACTATTACATCATAGTTAATCCACAAATCATCTGGATTTATTTTAAACCTTGTGTCATCAGGAGGTATTCCAAAACGACTTCTAATATCTTCCTCTTGTCTACCTACAATAGAAACAAATGTCTCTTGTTCCATAAACTGCTGCACATTAGCAGCGAATATCTCACCTAAATCCTGCATTAGTTGAGTAGATATAATCATAGCAGCGTACTGGAGTCTTGAAACAGCACTTGCACGAGTCCCCTGGAATTCGCTCCTAGTTAAACGCTCAGGCCCTGATTGCCTTAAAGAACCCATCATACTTTGATCAGCACCACTAACACGTTCCATCCACTGGGCTATATAAGAACTATCAGCCATATGAGTCCGTGTAACATCTTGAACACTTAGCTGGTGGACATAATCTCTCATATTACCCTTACCCCAAGCAGGCTGTCTGGCTCTAATAATCTTCCCTGGTTTTGGATCCTTTACATCATTAATGTTAATCATGAAAGGGTCGACAACTATCATATCATTGATAGCTTTCCTTACATTAGCTATGTGAGTGTTAAATAAGAAGTTTAGTGTATGCTGCATCCCATACATTATTTCAAGTCTAGATATAGGTGTAGGCGAATAGCCATCAAAATCAGGTGAGGCTATACTTATCGGATACATACCATGAACATAGTCAAGCCTCTGAGCATCGATAATAACTTGGTCAGCCGCCAGAGTAAACATCCACTTCTCAGGTACATCACTATCACCAACACCTACTTCCGAAGGAATAACGTTAAGGAACATTGTAATAGTATCAACCCGAGAAGTTACAGTATCAGACGAACTTTCCCTATTAACATCCCCTACCTTTTTACTCCTATCGGATTGATCAGTAGAGAACACTGATCTTTTGTTCATTATAGATTTAAGATATCTAACATTAAACAACTCATCGACCGCCTCATCGGATAACAAGTTGTTATAATTATCAGTTACTACCCACCCTACATACTCTGCCTTCTGGATGTCATGAATAGCTACATTCGGATCAGGGAGGAAGCGATAGGGGTCTGCGTAAGTTAATGCATTCCCCTCAAAAACTGTAACTCCTTCGATTAATCTTTTTGTTGCTTTAGTTGAAACCTCACCGAACACATCAGTAGAGGTTTCCATAGATTTCATTATCCTATTACCAATCTTCTTTGTCCAATAAGGCAAAGCAACTCCAAACCCATAGCAGAGAGCATCCCTAAAAATTGTCCTAAGCGCAAGCGCTACTTTGGTTTTAATACAATGCATTTGTACTATTAACTCAAGTAACATAGCACCAGGGACATCCTCTGGAGTTGCACCCTCATAACGAAAAATAGGATTTTGAAAAAACGCTGTTGATAAATAAGTAAGTAGTGTTTCTATCATTACATAACTATAAGGAAACACTATTGACACCGGCCTTCTGTCATCCAAGTTCTGCAAATCCTCTTCATCATCATCTAGACGAATATATGCAGTTGTTGTACGATCTATCTCACGCCAACTTGGGTATCTCGAACTCATAATATTCTGACTCTCGTAAGCCCTCTCAAGAATCATATCTCTTAAATCATCATGAAGTTCAGAGCCTGGCCTCAAGTCCAACCCATAAGGGTAAGTATACTTAGGCACATCAGTGTGACGAAAGTCAGTTAAACTTATAGCTTTCTCTCCATAAACTATTGTAGGCATATTCTAAGCCGTCCTTTTCCATACGTAAAGGGTGAAATAAGGTGGAAGTGTACTATTATCACCACTATTAAAAGATGCTATGTCAACTGAGTGATCATGACCATCACTTGCTACATCATCAGTAGTGCCATCCAAGTTAGTATCAACTTCAGTAGTTCCTGAAGGGCCTCCAGAAAAAGTATTAGGTGGGTCAACTGGATGTGTATGATTCTTATTACCACCAGTACCCTCAACTACCCCGAAGTCAGGATCACCAGTTTTAAAACCAACAAGAAATTGACCCTGAGCTATTTGTACCCAAGTACCAAAACCTAACAAAGTGTTAGGATTAGTTGAAACTACTGCAAGAAAAACACTGCCAATAGGCCAAATACCTTTTAAGTCCTTTAATCTAAGCACATGATAGTCATCAGTAGGATCTTCTGTAATATACATCTGTTCATCTGACGTGAAGCTGTGATAGTTCTCGCCTGCAAAGTCTCCATCCGGATCGTCTACTGGATCAGTATTATCGAAGATAAAAGGCCCGAAAGTCCCTACATAGAATTTCTTCTCAGCCATTACACATATCTCCAGTTAGTTAAACACTCTTCGTATTCAAGACCTGCAAACTCACCGAGAGAAGGTTCTTCACTAAGTTTATCAGAGTTGAAGTACCTACTACCCTCCTCAAGCATAGGGATTAGATAGGCAAAAGCATCCATCACATCCCAGCGACGTGACCTAGGGAAACTAAGCAGTTGTTCCTCCAGTTTCCCACAACAGTTGATATTGTGATAAATGTAGCCTCTCCTATAATATGGTATAAGTTGTTTGATTCTAGAAGCTTTAGAAATCTCCTGGACACCACCTCTAGGTTTAAGCCAGACTAGCTCGAAAAACAAACCTTGTTTAAACATCTCGTTTTTAATAGGTTGTTTAATAAACTCATTTAACGATGTCTCTTCGATACCTATTACTTTAGCCCCAAGGTTTGTAGCCATACTAAAGATATTCTTATAAATTTCATCAGGGAACATCTTCTCAGAAATACAATCTCTAAAAAAGTACCTCCCTTTGATTACATCAATTCCTATACCAACAATAGCTGTTTCAGCAGACTGCGGAGTTACAGTCTTAGCTGGATCGCAAATAACTATAGTCTCTATACTCTGGTCAATCTGAATATCAGCCTCAGTTAAATCTAAATACTTGTCATTAGATCTAACAGTCCCAGGTGAGTTATAGTATTTAAAAAGATCCTGTGTAAAAGACTGGTTTTCCTTACTTACTGGGAGATTCCTATACTCACGATAGAAGACATCCATCTCTCCATTATCACGATGGATTTCTACTTCCTTTTGTACCTCCTCATCACTCATAAACTCAGGAGCTGTGGCTTTAAAGTTATCATCACAAGCCTCAAGCCTCACACTTTTCCAATCACTACTTTCCAGCAAGTTCTGAATCAAAGCATCTTCATGCTTCAAAGTATCGATGTAAACAGCTTTCCAATCCTTCTTGATGTGTGACACAGATTTCATAGCATCTGCAAAAAACCAGCTCTTACGAGCTTTCCTTATTTCTTCATTTTGAATAGTATCAGCATCCTCTAAATCATCAAAGATAATAAGCCCAGGCCTGTCGTTTTTATAGAGAACACCTCTAACTTGCTGACCTGAACCTCTGGGTAAAATAAGAGTATCATAAGCTACCCATGCTTCCTTGGAAAAAGTCTCCTCTATTTCCCCTGGCGCTCTTTTAGCCTTAACAGAACCAAAGATTTTCTTTATAATTGGATTAGTTGTAAGCTCCCACTTCAGGTTTTCAGTCTGCATCGCAGCTACTTTATAACTCTGATTAATGTAAACTATAAAAGGGGTTATTCTAAACAATATATGCCTAGCCATAAGAGCTAAAGCAACAATACTAGTTTTCCCAAAACCTCTTGGAGCAGCTATAGCTGTTTTTCTATCAGAAGAATCTATTAAATCAAATATATTGCGATGCAGTGGAGAGAAATTAGCACTAAAACGATCAGGGAAGAAAGTTTTAGCGAAAACCTCAGTGTTCCATGCACAAGTAGACATTAAATCATGAAATTCAGAATCTTCTTTATATGAGCTATGTGTAATCATTACATTAAGTATTTACCCAATAGTTTACTCATCTTTTGATGTTGTCTTTATCTGTTTGTCTTCATCTCTAAACAGTTCATACAGCCCAAGCAGCGCACCCGCAGCAGCAATAACCTCCGGTGTGACAGTGTAGCCAGCAATACCAGCGAGGATTATTACAGCTCGAACACTTGATGGTTGCTTCAACCATTTGACCACTTTATCAATCTTACTCATTATTTCATCTCCTTAATTATAAACTCTATGCCTTTCTTAATAACATAAACCGTTCCAGACAACGAAGCCGCTACAAGGCCTACCAGTATCGCCCTGGCAAGCCATTCTGAAACCTTTGTCATGCGCTTAAACCGTTTACCAACCTCCCGAAAACTCTCGACGCCTTTCGACAGATCACCATCGCCTACATCGCTAACCATGCCAACAAAATGCCGGACTTCTTTCTGTTCATCTGTGGTCAGTCCACAGGAGCAAGTCAGACCGAGCTTCTGAGTTATTTTTTCCGCTAATAGATCATAATCTATTTCAGGCATTACTCACCGCCGATAGTTTTCTGTCCTGTTACTCCAAGGGTTTCTCCAGCCGGATTAGTTCCGTGTGTGGCGCAATGTTCGTATAGCCAAAGATGACAATCTATTGCATCTGCTGCTCGACAATCCGATGGGAGACGTGAATATCCATCTGGATTATTCCCACGGACATCCCAACGCTCAGTGAACAGCCCGCCCTCTTTTCCGTCGGAGGTTTTTTCCCGCACCCTGACCGTTACAATCTCGGTAATTTTCAGATCAGGAGCTCCATCTATTCCGTAATTAACTGTCTGCCATTTAAAATTAATACTGACAGGCTCATAGTCATCAAAAATTATTTACCTCTTATTATTTATAGTTTAATTCCATAATGAAACTAAATTTACCACCTAATCTATTTTTTATAATAACTTGAGTACCAGAGTCATAAGCACATAGATCAGTATCACTATCTGTATTAGCCGTATTAGCTGAACAATCAGTTAAGAGTGTAACCGTTCCATCCGCTGCCCATCGAAATTCTAAATACTCTCCGCCTCCCTTAACCTGACCCCAACCACTAGTAGCGTCTGGAACATTAAATGTTCCATCGTCTGCAAGTGTCTTTTTTCTCTTAATAGTAAGACAGCCAAAGGTATAAATTGCACTATCATCGTCCTCATCATATATTTTGAAAGCGACATCACCGTCAACTTTAACATTAAAATCACTCTCAGTGTAAAGATCATCAGGGTCTACTTCTAAAACTAATCCAACATCTCCACAAGACAGTGTAGAGATATTCTCACTACCTAATGTAGTTCGTTCCAATGTTACTCGAGCACTCCCATCCCTAGTTATATGCAATTCACTCGCCGGAGTTGCTTCATTTATTCCAACATTACCATCGTCATCAACATAGATGCCTTCATCGTCTCCATCATTAGACAAAGAATAGTCATTCAACGAGATGTTACCAGCCATCTCTATGCCGTACCTATAGGAGTTAAATCTTTTCCCAACAACTAGATCCGCAGGATCAAGTGATCCAAAAACATCTAAGTCACCAGTTTGATCATAAGCAGAAAGGATGTTAATAGATGAATGACCCACAACTGCATCATCCATTATAAATCCCCAGTAGCGATTAGTTGCACTTGTGAAATCACAGTCAACAATGGCAGTTGCTCCATGAACCTCCAGTTCCATATGCGAAGATAAAACGAATACACCAAAATTAGTTAGTGACCAACCTGGAACATCAGGATCAGGTTCAATAGAATTAAGGTCAACACTGTTAAAAACTACATGACCTCTTGAATTACCATCACAGTAGACTAGGCCTGAAGTTACCGTCAAACCATCATCTTCAGGTATATAAAGCTCTTCCAGATGCAGTTGGTTGATTACCACCCTTTCGTTAGTCTGAAATCGCACAGGGTAACGCTCGGAGCAAGTCAGATGCTCGATATTAAGCTGGTTAAAACATGCTATTCCACGATAATAAAGCGCGCCGACGCAATCTTGATCGTCAGCCGCTCCGTTATTGTTAATATATAGATTATTGAACAGGTTGCCGGATGCAACTGAAACACTTAAATAAACTCCCCATCCAGGAAAAGACCTAACAGAAACGTTATTCCACACATTGTTATATGTATCCGCAGTATTGATATCAGCATCGGTAATCCCTGAATAACCACCCCATACCAATAGATTTTCAAATAAACAGTGCGAAGAGTTTCCATTGTCATCTGAAAAACTTATTACGTTAGCATCTGTGTCTGTATTGCTAACCATCTCGGAAAACCTGAATCGAATATCTCTGATTTCTATATAATTACCAGAAACATTAACTATCGGCTCGTCCTGTGTGGCTGTAAAATCAAAATAGATTTCCGTTTCATTCTCTCCGCATCCACAGCCAAGCAGTTTTACTGCGTCAGCAGTAAGGTCAATAGAGTTGTCAGTCGTATATCTTTTGTTTAAAAGTTGAACAACTTCAACAGCAGCTATCGCATAGTTTATTTCTGTCTCATCACTGGTTCCATCAACTCCATACCACTCAGCATAACCAAACGGCTGCCCGTTTGAAAAAACTAACATATCCGCATTTGTTATTTGATAAGGGCCTGCAGACAGGTAACTCCCAGCAGCAAATGTTAAGGTTTCATCACCAGTAACTCTTCTAACTACTGCACCACGATCTACAACCAGCGTTTTATTAGCATCTATTGTTGTATTAGTATCTACATATACGTCTTCTGTAACTACTAAAGTCCCAGCTGTAAAACTGGCTTCAGCGTCAAGAAGATTATCATTTCCACTACCCCACCACGAAACATAGACAGTTGGACTATTCCAATTTATAGTAACAAACCCAGTTGAATTCTCACTGAATATTTGATGTGGAGGGCCTGAAGTTATCAAACGAGAACCATCGTCGAAAGTTAGATCAAATGCACCAAGTGTTATCACATAGTTGTTAGTACAAAGAGTAGTCCCACTAGGCACATGATCATCTGCCGTCAGCGTCTGATTTTCAAACAGTAGTATATTGGTAGCTCCATCATCTAACGCAGTGTTAAGATCAGCATACTCTCCACCAGTACCTACTGTGTCATAATCTTGCACACGATCCAGAGAAAACTGCCTATCATCAAACACAGCGTAGGGATCTTTGACGAAAGTCTGAGCACCGAAAGCCACAGATGAAAGCAAAAATAGAGTGGAAAATAGTATCAGTATTTGTCTAATTTTCATTTTTTAACTCCGTGTAACCGTTATATTAAGTTTATCTGACTGTTAGGGTTCTAAATACTTCTTTCCAAAACCCTTGAAGCCCGAGGTCTTGATCACCTCCCACATTCATCAAAGCTATAATGTCATCAGTAGAGGGATCAAGATTACTTCCAGCCGGTAGTTGGTTTAAATAGAAAGTTCCATTAGCTTTTGTAGCGGAATCTTCCATATTAACCAGATTTGTTAAGAAATAAAATATCTTTATTTGTCCACTCTGACCATTAGTAATAGTTTGCAGCGTAGAACCACCAGCCGCAGAGACTAAAACTATTTCAAACGCTACATCTTCAAGATCAGTATCTACTGCAAGTGTAGTTTCACCATTCATCCCTAGTTCAGTAACTGGAATTATTAAAGCTCCAGCATTTATATCATTAACAGCTCCCCTTGTCCGTCTTATCCAATAAGGCAGCATTGAAACTAGTTCTTGGTCAGTAGGTAGAAGTTCAGACAGTGTCATCTTAATTCTCCCAGGGTTTAGTTTCTAAAAGTTCTAGGTAATCATACTTCATATTTTCCCTCAGCCAATTATACTCATTCGCTGCCATCTCAACTGCATCAAGCCAATAGTCGTCAACTTTAATTTTATGCCTGTTGAAGAACTTTTCTTCTCCAAGCTTAGCATGCTTATAACCATCATCAGGGCCGCCTAGAACCGCATAGGCCAGCAGAACACCAAACCCATGAGGTTTATTTCCATTAGCTCCATAAGTACGATACTTGTATTGCCCAGTAGCAATTACTGCAGGAGTGAATGGTCCTATGTGAGCAACAGGATCAGTCGGAATAGCCCAGTTCTCATACCCTAACATCAGCGACTTTACTTGCTGTAAAAGTTCAGCGCCTCCCCAAGAGATCATATAGTCAGAGTGCGCACCATAGCCACGCAGAGTTTCCAAATACCACTCACGACGACAGATCCAAGGCATAAACTTCCAATACATACGTCTTTCTTCACGGTATGCACAGTCCCACCCACCATTAGGTAAACCCTCTGGACTAATTTTCAAAGTATGTTTAGTCCCAGCTGGGCCTTGATGAGACCAACGGATTGGAGGATGGCCAAAACCTAGTTTTTCATCGTCTTTATGCCTATCCATAAAGTCAACACTGTCACGCAGCGTACTGTGGCCAAATAGAACATGGCTATCAACACAGAAGATATAATCACCCTCTGCGGCCTTAGCTGCGTGCATCCTAGCGGAGGTGAAACAAGGGTGTTCTTGACGCAGAACCCTTACATTATGCTTCTTGATGAACCCAACAGGGATAGCCACACCCATTAAATCATAGAACTTTTTGTCCGAATTGTCACAGATAACTATCTCAGACTCACAGTCGAGAGACTTGAGTGCCTCTATTGCATTGTTCAAAGTAACATTCATCATAACTATATCGTTACGATTTGAGATGATTATAGAAAGTTTCAAATCTTGTTAATCCTTTCTAGTTAAGTAGTAAACTACCTTATGCCTGCCAAGTTTAAGATCATAGAATTCTACTGTTAAATTATACTCACGAAAATTCTGCAAAAGGTATTGAGTTGTTTTGCCGTGAGACTGCCAAGTCATCCTGAAACCACCGCTCTCACTACCAGCAAAAATGAAACGCTCGTAGGATTCTAAGTTCTGAGCCTCCAGATTTGCAATCTCAATTTCTGTTGGGCAGTTAATGTCAAAAACTATCGAAAGTGGCTTAATGGAGTAAATGTTTGAAAGGATTTTTCTCTGATCTTCGATTGTTAAGTGGATAAATACAGCAGAGGAGAGAACTGACTGTTGGCAATGCAGGAAAGTCTCAGTGATATTCCGCTCAATAAAGCAAAGTTCGTAGTCAGGATACTTCTCACGCAGTCTATTTAGCATCGAAATTGAGGAGTCATAGCCTATGTAGTTGAAATCACCGAAGTTGTCGACAGCGTAACTGAAGAATCTCCCAAAACCGCAACCTAAATCGAGGTAAGACTTCCCACCCTGCAGCGCAAAATCAAACATATTTTTGACATAAGGAGGGTAATCGTCTCCCCACGTCGATTCTGCACGCTTTACAGCACTGTCATCCCAGTTATTGACCGAATTTTTTTGCATCTCTCTCCTTTATAAACCACTTAAAAGTTTCATCTAGTCCATGTTCCAGTGAAGTAACCCTATCCAAATCAGTTTCTGGTGTTACAGTTTCAACCTCCCCTTTTCGCTTACCTACAAACTTAACGTAAGGTTCGTAGTCTAAGTACTTCCGAGTTAGGGACCTAAGTATTTCAACTAACTCACCTAACGAAGTAGAAATCCCTGAGCCGATGCGCAGTAGTTTTGTGCCTCGACTAAGTGTAACCATTGCACTAACTACATCATCAACATAGACGAAATCCCGAGTAACATCTTTTCCATAAATTGTTAGAGGTTCAAAGTTAAGAATCTGTTTAATTAAAGTGGAAACCACACTGGTTTTATGCCAACTTCCAGGCCCATAGACATTAGACAACCTTAAAATGTTAACATCTAGGTCATAAGAGTTTCTATAACCCTCACAAATCGCTTCGCATGCACTCTTTGAAGCCAAGTAAGGTGAGAGTCTTGATGGAGAGTTCATTGATGAAGTGAAAATAAACCTAGAGTGACTATCCCTAGCCATTTCTAACGCAGCGAGTAGGTTCGATACGTTCTCACTTATAGTAACAAGCGGGAAGGATATTGACCTAATAACATTCGTCAAAGAGGCCAAGTGATAGATTTCATCGAAGTGTCTATAGTTCGTGAAACAAGTTACTTTGCAACCTCTTCGTGAGTCACACTCAGTAACCCCACAGTTTGAAGCCAACAGTTTTTCCACGCACTTCTTGCCAATAAACCCTAGACTGCCAGTAACTAAGACGAATTTCTTAAATTCTTTCACTCTTAGCCTCCCCATCTACTATCATCCCAGCAGAGTGCATCGCACTGCGACCCCGCTCCTTTAGTTCATCTATCTCGTCTTTAGTTAAATGCGCATGAGCGAACATTCCCTGGATTTTCGCCGGCTGTCGATACCCACCTAAGTCTTGCATAATAGTGTCAGCCGTCATCTTTACTAAATGCGGAGAGGCTTTCTCACCTATTCCACGATCTCCCTTTCCATCCAGAATTTCTTCGTAAATTTTCATAGCTTTCGGCAACAGTCTTGAGACCTCTTTAGCGACATCCAAAGTAGCACAGTCACGCTGCAAACGCATCGCACTTAGTTTCTCTTGTGCCATTGGTGAGTTGAGGGTATTAGAAACTGTCTGAGCTGTTATACCCAGCTTTCTGGCAATATCTGAGTTTTTATTCCCTGAGAGTGCTAAGTTTATAATTTCATGAGAGCGTTGCCAAAGCTGTTTAATATTCCAGCTTCGATCCCTCACATCAGGAACCCTCCTTTTGTCACACTCTCTACCTTCAAATCCATAAAGTCCCACAGCGAATCACCTCCTAAAATTAACTACTTTTTCTCTTTATCGTAATTTCTTGAGACTGGTTTCTGTCCCTTTTTCCTCTGACTGTTGTAGATTCGCGCCGCCTGTCTCTTTGCAGCTTTGTCACCCAATCCTTTTTTCTTCAGTTTATCTCGTATCTTCTCATACTTCTTTGGCACTGTTAACTCCTTGCGATAAGTGGTTTTGCTTTTTTTGTAATTTTTTAGTTATTTTAACACCATCATAACATTGTTTTTATTATGATGTCAAGGTATTCTTATGCACATTTTAATATCTTTAAACCTCAACTCAAAACACCCTGCGCTCAAGACACCCTGTGTCTTGCTCCGAAGGGTGCGCTGCGTCAGTGGCGTGTACGGTATTGTACATTTGTTTTTGCTATACAAATCCCTCAAAATCTAACCCCCGCACGCACGATGCTATACTTCCCCTTTGACTTTTAGTTATTGAATGACTACCCAGTAGTCATTAGTTGTAGTCATTAGCCATTAGTCATTAGTCATTGGTTATTAGTTATTAGTCATTAGTTGTAGTCATTAGATAACGCACAACTAGGTGCGTTAAAAAATGCGTTATGACACAATTTTATGACGCAACTAGGTGCGTTATAACGGTGTGTTATAGCTGTTATACAAAATTGTGTAACAACAAATTGCCTGTTATTTCAATATGTTAAAAATTTTTTAAAAAAAATCTTGACAACATTTTACAATGTTGTTATATTGTGTATGCCTGACTCAATCAAGCAACCCTCGGGTGGTTCGAGGGTTTGTTCTTTGACAATTTGGTTCACGTGGTCGGTTTACGGCCACGTGGCACAACGAAACGTGTTTTGGCTAGTTCCTAAGTCAACTCCGTGTATTAATTACACGGAGGTAAAGAAAAGGAGCTAGAAAAAATGGCTGAAAAATGCATATGCGAAGTATTCACGAGTTTAAACGGGGACATTGGGAAAGTTGACTATACTTTCACAGTCACGAATGATGCTAAAGAAAAAGTCAAACTAACAATCACGATTGATTATACGGGATGCAGCTATGAACGGTTACTCCAATTGTCAGCGAAACAGATAATAGTTTTGTTCCAAAACTCGGGATTGCGTAAACTAACGGCTGATGAAATCCGTAAATATAACGGGACTACGATTTCAGCAACTAGTCCTGGAATAGGGAAAGTCGTTAGCCAAGAGGAATTAGCATTAAAAGAACAACTAAAAGCGTTAAAAGCAGCTGGTTTTACAGAGGATGAGGTTAAAAAGCTCGTCGAAGAGAAACTAACAGAAAAAGCTAAAACAGAAAAAAAAGCAAAAGTAAAAACTCGGAAAGCGAAAAAGTAAGATAAACTAAACCAATGGGAACTAGTCAAACACAACTACAAACCATTAAAAACAGTAAAAGGAAAAAACTAATGAAAATCAACTACACTGACATAGAAAAAATCGAAATTTGTGAATTCAACTGGGATTTAACGTCTATCATTTTAAAAAATGGCAGTAAGATAGACATTAAATGCAATGATAACGAGTTCTGTTTAACAGTTGAAAAAACCACTGATAACAGAATATTATGGATTGAATAAATTGAACGACTAACTATAAAGCCCACTAGATTAAATTCTAGTGGGCTTTTTTATTTCCCGGGTGTCCGATCGGTTCGATCGGTTCGATCGAATATGCCATTTAAACCACGTGATTCGTGATTTAACGAACGATTGACCATTCACCCATACCATAACATTACCAAAAAATTTTAATGGCTTTAAATCGGTCAATGTATTAATAAATACAAATATTCACACCACAGACTTTGTCTGTTATAGTTTTTGAACAACTGTAAGTGCCGAGTGGTTTGTACAAACAGAGTGCAACTCTAAGTTTAGTTTTTATAGTTGAAGTAAATGTACGTTGTGTAATTGCTTGTTTTTATTGACATGTGTATGATGTTAATGATATAAATCATGTTAAACATGTTAAAAATGTTAAACATATTTCGGGGGGGGGCACCCGTTTAAAAATATATTTACACGTAGTTGAATTTACAAACTATTAGTTATAGTTAGTTCTATCTAAAAAAAATATTAGTTATATATATAGAAAAAATTTTTAAACTAATAGGAGTAAGTTAGTTGTAGTTAGTAATAATTTAGTTTGTGTATATAGAAAAAATTTTTTAATAGTTGGAGTGAGAACTATGTGAAATCATTATACTGAGTGTGAGTGAAAAGTAGTTTGTGTGTAGAACTTAGTGTAAACATTTTCAAAAACGAGGCGGGGGGGTCGAAATATCATTAACATGTTTAACATGATTAACATGTTTAACATCATACATACCACACAAACTTCGTTTGTGAAAACTAAAGGAGGCAAAGAAATGGGGAAATTAAGTGGTAAAATGCCTATCACGGCACAACTGGATGTCAGGGAACTCGGGACAATCACTCAAAAGCTGGTAGAATTGGGTATAGCTAACACAGTCAGCGAAGTGGTTAGGTGCTGTGTTAGTTTAGCGGTCAATCAACTTTGCGATAAAAAACTTTCGGTGGAGCAGTCTGTGATTGTCTTAGAGGGGATTAACTATGTGAAAATGAAGAGTGGGGAGGCCAAAGCGCGGAAACTCCACTCGTTGGTGCAGCAAGAAAGGGCGCAACAGGAGAGGGAGCGACTAAGTCAGGGCGCACAAAGTGCGCAGTTAGGGCAATCAGGACAGAGCGAGCAAAGCTTGCAGTCAGGGCAGTTAGGGCAACCAGAGCGATTGAGGGAGTTGGGGCAACAAGCTAACAGGGCGAGACTGAGGGACTTGAGCAGAGAGATAGAAGTTAGGGGAGAGCCTACAGGTGAGAGTATCGAGGAGAGAGCGAAGAGAAAATACTATCAACAACAACAGCAGGGCGAACACAGTTCGCAGAGCAACTCTAGGGGTAAGCAAAGTAAACTAGGTTTACAAAAGAGTGGTGATACAAGTGACAAGGCGTTAGAGGAGATGGATAACTACAGGCCACCAATCCTAGGGGAGTGAGCAGAGTGAGCAAAGCTCACGTGGGACAAACTAACGTGGGACAAGCGTAGTGCTCGCAGTAGGGTGAACAAAGTTTACGTGGGACAAGCGTGAGTGCGGAGAGGTGCGGGTGCAAAGTGGGTGGAGGTAAACTAAGTGTAATGATTATACGAGCTATGTTCATGCGAGCTTTGCTCGTATAGTTTGTGCATTTTTTGGTTGACAATTACATTAAAACGTGGTATTGTTTGTTATCGTTCGTTTCCGATTGTTTCAATCGGGATAATCCAATAACTAAAGGAAAGGAGCTAAAAGGATGCAGACTGGGAAACTAAGTAAACAGGAAATCTTGGTTAGACTAAGACAACTAAACAAACTAGGCGATAGGTTGCGCTTGAAACTGGGTGCAATCGACTCGGAGGCTAAAGAGTTGCGTAAGCAGTATAAGGAGTTAGATAAACAAGATGCTAGAATTATTAAACTAAAGTCAAAAGAAGAAATAAGAAGGAGAAAAAAAGAAAAGGAGCAGACAACCTTAGAGAAACTGAGCCAATTGACAACAGAGGAAATAAATGGACTGATAGGTGAACTATCGGCCCTGAGAGGGGAGGGCTAAACTATGTTTGAACACCCTAAGTGTCCTACGCTTGGGGTGTTTTGAGATAGTTTAACCTAAATTCACGAAGAAAGGAGGTGAAGTTATGAAATACAAACTCATCCAAGAAAAACCTGAGCGCATGAGCCACATTAACATCGAGAATGCTGATGCTGTAGTCAGGGCAAACCCTGAATACAGATACACTGTCATTATCGAAGCTTGTGACACCCTTTTAAAGGTAGAAGTTGAGCCAGACTACCTTGAGAAACCCAGGATTTACGTAACTATTGAACCAAAGGAGGAAAAATGACGCCTAGACAAACTAAAGCAACTCAGCGGAATTTTGCTATATTCCGCATGAAGGGCTACATTAGTCTACGGTATTATCTGGGTGTAGATTACTTACCCTCCATAGCTAAATCCCACTTAGCTAAAGCTATCAGTCATATAGAGGAGGCCATTAAAGCCACCCAGACAGACTATCCAGTCACTAAAAAGGAGGAAAAATGAAGACGATTAAACAAGTCCTAATAGAAAGGGATGGGATGGCCTCTGCGGAGGCCGAAAGTCTGATCTGTGAGGCAAGGGAAGACCTCTATGAACGCCTCACAGATGGCGAAATGCCCTATGACATTTGCGAGGAGTGGTTTGGCTTGGAGCCAGACTATATCATGGACTTGATGTAATCAAATAGCTCGCAGAAACCAATCTGCGGGCATAGGCAGTAAAGAGGTAACTATGAAAAGTAAAGAAAGAATAGCACTCGAGAAGCTTTTCGATGAGTTCGCACAAGTAGGACACTGCAACCTATGTTTTGGTAACTTTGCATACAGCAGATGTCCACACATTGGAAAGTATTATATAGAAAAGCACAATCATGCATGCGGAGTGTGCATGGAGTTGTTTCCAAAACTTCGCAAATTCCGCAAGTTTTACTACGGGAAGTTTACTTATCTTGGTAGTATTCATGACTTTTCAATTTGTATGTGCTATTTTTGCCACTCTGACTTCCAAAAGTCTATCAAGAAAGCCTATAGGTATATTAATGGTCACTGGGGGTAACTATGAAAACTAAAGAAAGAATAGCACTTGAAAAGCTCTTTGACAAATTTGCATCAGAATGTAACTGCGAAAATTGCTTAGGTACTTTTGTAAACTACTATAATCTACAAGTAAGTGAGTACTATAGAAAAAAGTACAGTCACACATGTGGTGTATGTATGGAGTTATTTCCAAAGTTGCGTACATTTCACTATAGAACGTTTACTTTTAGCAGCTACGTTTACAGCTACTCAATGTGTATGTGTCATTGGTGTAGTAAAAAGGCTAAAAGGTTTCATGACTTAAGCTTTCGAAAGTCTTATTACTTAGACTTTCAAAAAGCCACAGAAAAGTCTTACCGTTATATTAATGGTTATTGGAGTTAAAAACTTACAGAGGAGGCAAAACTAATGAAAATCGAGGTAGAGAAAGTAAAGTCAATCGAAGTACTGCAGGAGCCGTATGGCTTTACACTAAATCTTACCATCAAGGCAGGGGAAATCACTTTTCCAGCCATGCTGGTGATAGGTACAGATAATACAGCCGAGGGTTTCATGTTAGCACATGAAATCTATGTAAATTTCATCAGAAAATTCACGGAGGTGAAAAATGAAGAAAGTGTTTGAGGCTAAAGCAGAGGTTAACGAAGAAGGGACTTACGTAGAATGCTACAACACTGGGTGTACTAAAGAAGCGGCACAAGTTATAATAGTATTCTTGGTAGGTAGATTCGGGGATGACATCATAGACGGAGCGTTGGACTATGCTCAACAGATGGTACAGATAGCAAAGCAACGAGAATCACAGATGAACTAAGTATAATGATTATACGTAGTTTAAGTAAATGTACATTGACATTATTACCCAACGTGATACAATAAATCCATAATCACGTTGGGTAAATGTCAACAACAAAGTCAATTTATTAACTAACCAAAAGAGAAAGGACACAAAGATGGAAAAGAAACTAATCAGCGCCACTTACAAACCTGGAACTCCCGAAGAAAAAAAGGCAGAGGTAGAAATTGAGTGGGGTGAGACCACCGAAGAAAGTGCAAAAGCCTATGGAGATGGGGTTGTTAACTCTAATTCTTTTGCGAATATTAGAGTGATAGTCCAAAGTGGAATCCGCAGAGCCCTCGCAGCTGGTAAAACCCCAGAAGAGATCAAATCTCTGTTCAAAAACTGGAAACCTGGCACGGTTTCAATCAAAGGCGATCCAATGGCTTCTGCGATGCAGAAGTTTAACACGATGACTAAGGACGAACAGAAGAAGTACATCGAGGAGTTGCGCAAACTGGCCGCAGGTAAAGCTATGGAAACAGGCGCAAACAAATAACATTTTCGGGCAGTCTTGCTATGCAGGCAAATCCCTCTCGGTAAGTGAGCCGAGAGGGATTTTTAAAACTATAAATTGTACGAAAAAGTAATAAGGGATACAATGAGAACTGGGATTCAACTCTGTTACCCATTCGAGGAGAAGAGACTAAGACTCTGGCAGCCTCCCTATATAGTCCAACCAAAACTGGATGGCTACAGATGCAGGGCACTCCAGTTGCCAAACGGTAACTACTGTCTCCTCTCCAGTGAAGAAAACTTCATCCACTCCTGCCCTCACATTCTAGAAGAATTGAATAGGGTGTTCCCGCCAGATGAACGTCAGGAGTTGGATGGCGAACTTTACATCCACAACTCGTCATTCGAGTGCATTGAGAGTATAGTCGGCAGGACAGTGAACCTACATCCTGACCACAAAAAGGTAATTTTTAACCTCTTCGACCTACCTCATGCAATGCCCCAGATTAAGAGAATAATTGAGTTGGCCAAGTTAGAGGACAGACTACAAAGGTACGTAAAAGTAGTACCTTATTACTTGGCTCAAACTCTAAGTGATGTCATGGAGATTTATGACTCTCTAGTAGGGCAAAACTATGAGGGCATAATAGTTAGAGAACTAAACGCTCCTTACATTAGGCGTCGAAGTACGTTTGTTATGAAGTTTAAACCGAAGTCTACTGACGAGTACAAAATTATAGGTTTCAAACAGGAGGTTTCGGTAACTGGAGAACCAAAAGATTCTCTCGGCGCCTTTGTTTGTCTGAAGGATGGCCAAGAGTTCTCCGTTGGCAGTGGTTTGAAAGGCAGTGAAAGAAGGGAAATGTGGAAGTTTAGGCATGAGCTGATAGGCAAAACTGTAGTCATAGGCTATCAGCACACAACTAAGAGGGGGTTGCCTCGGTTTCCTATATTTATGGAGGTGAAAAGTGAAAGATAAACCAAGAAGGCAACAGTGTACTTACTGTGGAGGTTGGGTAGAGGAACTACACGACGGACTGTGCGAGGAGTGTTATGCTCAACTGTGCAAGGAAAACAACTGGTATCTCCGAAAGGAGGCAACTATAACTGAAACCCACCACAGGTGTGGGTGGGAGTACGGGCAGTAAGAAAAGGGGGTGATAACTTGACTGTCTACGTTGTGAATAAAAGTGGGCACTCTTATAAGAGTGCTGAGAGGTACGGCAAACTGGAATACTTAACGGAGGGTTATGTTAACAAGTTTAATGTAAACTCTATTTGGCGACAGATGGAGAAAAAACTTAAACACTCAACTCCAGGTGATTACCTGCTACCCTGTTCGCTTGGGGTTTCTAACATGATTGCAGGAGCAGTGTTCGCTTGTAAGCACGGCGTACTTAACCTGTTGGTCTATCAGCATGGAAAGTATGTGGAAAGAAACTTAAAAATAGAAAGGAAAAACCGAAATGGAGACAAATGAAAGAGAAATGCTTGAGCTTGCTGCTGATGCTATAACCCTGATGGCTAAGGCCAAAATACTCAGTGAACTACTTCCAGATGATGTTAGTGAGGGAGATTGTGAGTTTACCATTAGAACAACCCAAAAGTTCAAAAAAGTCCTGGACGATCTCAGTGCTGATATACTTGAGGGTGGGGTAACTGAAGAAGGAACTAATATCTTACTTCTCGATTTAATAAGAAGAGGCATAGGACACATGGCAAAAACTATGAGTCTTGAAGATGAGATAGAAACAGCTAAAGCCAGAATCAGATCCGTCTTACAGACAAAAGAAGTGTAAAACCGGAGAGAGACAGCAATACTCCAACTTAGTATTGCTGTCTCTAAAATAGTTAGAAAGGAACTAAAATGAATTTTGAGGGTAACTACCCAATCTCGTTCCACGATAGTTGGAACATCCTAGACTCAACAAAGCTAAGCGCTTTCGCAGAATGTCCCAGGATGTTTTTCTACAACTATCTACTCGGATGGGACAGTGAGACTAAGTCCCAAGACTTAGTATTCGGCGAAGCGTGGCACTGCGCTATGGAACATCTCCTGCTTAACGGCTACGGGGATGTCCAAGGGGCATACGAAAAGTTCACAGAGTGCTACAGAAAAGACTTTGATCCGTCAACTGATGAGCTTTTTCAGAAGAAAAACCCAGAGAGTGCTCTCATAGCGTTGGCAGAATACAGTGGTTACTACTCTGCTGACTTACGGCAGAATGAACTACTATACACAGAGATTAGTGGGAGCGTCCCTATCTCAGAAAAAGACTCACTCCACTTCAGGATGGACTCTGTACTTAAGGACTCACAAGGTAGAATTTTCTCGTGGGATCATAAGACAACAGGAATAAACTTCAGCGGATTCTTTGGGAAGAAGTGGGAGGATGAATTCTTTCTATCAATCCAAAACGGGACTTACACTCACTGCCTTTACTGCCTTTACGATCCATCATTAGTTAGGGGAGTAGAGTTTAATGGTGTAAGTTTCCAATACACTAAAAGGGGAGGCCCTAAAATAGACTTTAGGCGAATCCCAGCTTGGAAATCCCCAGAACAGATGAACATCTGGTTGTGGAATACTTGTGACTTAGTCTCAATGCTGAAGTTTGAGATGGAAAGACTTCAGGCCTGCAAGTCTGATGACCCAGTTATGATGGCCTTTCCTATAAGGCCTGGAAGATGCACAAAATACAGAGGTTGTCCCTACCACAATTTCTGCATGAGTTGGCCTAACCCACTCAGGAAATGTGAGGAGCCTCCACTAGGATTTGCCACGAGGTTTTGGGATCCTAGGGAGATAGAAACTACTAACAAAATGAACTTGGAGGGAATCAACTTTTGATATTTCTAGAAATAACCTACGTTTGCCTACTGATACTGGCAATCAGTTTCATAGGCTGGCTAATTGGGCACTAGTAAGGAGAGTAACTTATGGCACTAGACATAAAAACAGAGATAGGTAATATAAAGAACTTCTATGCAGAAGATCCACGTCAATCCACTTTCAACCTCCTCTTACTGGGCGAGAGTGGGACGGGCAAAACTTTCGCTTCCCGCACTTGCCGCCGACCAGTTCACATTGACTCCTTTGATCCAGGAGGTACAAAGTGTGTAAGGGAATACATCGAGAAAGGCGACATAGTCGCAGACACGCAGTGGGAAAGCGAGGAACCTCTAACTCCCACAGAGTTTAGTAGGTGGAAGAACACCTTTAAACAACGTAAAGATGGTGGTTACTTTAACCACTTCGGAACCTACATTCTCGATTCAGCGACTACGTGGAGCGAGGCGATTATGAACTATATCTTAAAGAAGAGTGGGTTAGCAGGTGAAGCTCCTCGATTTACTAAAGACTATACCCCACAGAAAATTGCTATTAGAAATCACATCTATAGTATGCTCTCCCTGCCTTGTGACTTCATTTTGACAGGGCATCTAAAGCTCGTAGAGGATCCTGACAAAGGTTCTATTTTCAGGTTTATGACCACTGGGCAGGGTGCAGTTACAATCCCTCTACTTTTCGACGAGATTTATATAGCCACAGCAAAGGGAAAAGCAGATAGAACAAACTATTCATTCCTAACTCAAAGCACTGAGCTTTATATGGCTCGCAGTAGGTTGGCTGGAGAGGGGAAGCTGAGTAAATACGAAGATCCTGACATCAAGAAGATACTAAAAAAGGCGGGTTTACCAACTAAAGACAAACCTAAGTTGGAGGATTTATGATAGATTGGTTTGAAAAACTACAGGAATACAACACTTCGAAGAAGACTAAATTCAAGAAGGTTAGTGAACTACTCCAATCCCTTTATGAAGACCATGGAAGTTATGCTGAAATAGGGAGAATTCTTGGAGTGTCTAATAGATCAGTCGCTTTAAAAATGACTAAGTTAAAAATACTTCCCACTGGCAGGCTTGCAGTGAGTCATATTACAAAACTTACTGCTGATGAGATGGAGGATGTCCTGGAGTGTGGGATAGCTTACTCAATAGACAAGCATAACATATCTTTTAACCGTGTGAAGAGGTTGAAGGGAGGTGATATAAGAAGATTTGATTTTGTTAGTAGTAAGGAATACGAGAAATTTAAACACTTTAATAACTTAAAAGAGGAGTAAACTAACTATGTCGTTAATAGATTTAACCCACGAAGGATTGGATGAGAGTGTAGAACCCACAGTAATGGACGCTGGGAGCGAAGTCGAGTTGATGATTACCAGCTGTCGAGTAGACTCAACTGAAAAAGGCGATGGCGAAGGAAAATACCTTCTTCCGATGTTTGAAGTTGTCGGTGAACCTTATGTAAAGGAATTCTCACATTTTATGTGGCTGCCGGACAAAGAGATGTCACCGAAGAAATTGAACAAAGCTAAGAATGACTTAGAGAAATTCTTTAGGGCATTCGACTTCGATTATTCAAGACCTTTTGACCCTGAAGATGATCTGCCAGGGTGTAAGGGATGGGCTATTCTCGGTGTTCGCAGTGATGACTTCGGCGAGCAGAACACTGTGCGACAATTTGTACTTCCCAAATAACTCAATATAATCATTACACAAAGTTGAATTGGATGCCCCTTTGTGGGCATCCTCTTCTTAAAGGAGGTTTAGAGTTGAAGGTTTTAATTTTAGGTATTGATGGCTATATTGGATGGCCTTTGGCACTTCACTTAAATAAGAGAGGGCACAAGGTCAGTGGAATAGATAACTATCAACGCAGACACTTAGCAAAATACTCACTAACACCTGTCCCATCAATAAACGAACGTTACGAAACGGCAAAAGAGATGGGAATTACTGTAATGTTTAGAAGTGTAATCTCCCATGATCTAGGCTTAGTTTTAGAAAACACACCAGATGTAATCATCCACTTAGCAGAAAACCCTTCTGCACCTTACAGCATGGAAGATTATGGTAATTGTTTTCTATCTCAATACAACAATGTAATAGGCACACTGCATTTGCTGTGGAAGATGCGTGAAAAGTGTCCTGACGCACACTTGGTTAAACTAGGGACAATGGGTGAGTATGGTACACCAGACTGTCCAATACCAGAAGGTGTAATACCAGATATCTCATGCCAGTTAACAGAATGTCATACTAAGGATCGAGAGTATAAATGCAACTGTCCTATGAAAGGACTACTCTTCCCTCGAAAGCCTGGATCTTTTTATCACGCTAGTAAGGTGTTTGATACTTACAACATAGAGCTTGCAAACCGCCTGTGGGGTATAACTTGCACCGACATTATGCAAGGTGTAGTGTTCGGCTTAACTGACACAGAATCTCAACTGATCACTAGATTCGACTACGACGAGACTTGGGGAACTGTTATAAATAGATTCTGTGTTCAGGCTATCAGTGGACTAAATATCACACCTTACGGGCAGGGAACTCAACGTCGTGGATTCTTGCCGCTGAGTGAGAGCATTGAGTGTTTAACACTCGCTATTGAAAATCCACCTAAGGGAGGCACTTATAGGACTTTCAATCAGTTTGGTAAAATCTTTAACATGAATGAATTGGCAAGAATTGTCTCCAGTGTTTACACTGAATTGACTGGCGAGGATGCAACTGTAGTAAACATCCACAATCCTAGGGTTGAAGACTACTTCCACAAATACATAGTGGAAACCTCAGGTCTGAGACAACTGGGATATATCCCAGCTGATTCTTACATTCCTTTTATAGAAAACCTATTGGTAAACCTACTTCCTTACAAAGATAGGGTAGCGAGGGAAGTAATTGCACCTAAAACTATGTGGAGGTAACTATGGGAACAAAAGTTCTTGATTCACTTGATGGCATTCAACTGGTTGTAGATAGTAAAGAGGGAAAACTTTCGGTTTACGACTATAAGACTAAGCAGGTGCTTGCAAGATGGGAAGTGGAAACTGTCAGGAAATTCCTAGAGTATAAAAGACCCGAGACGACTATGGAATTTTACGTCGCAGGGTTGGCTCACCACGGATTTGAATACATTGGTGAAAGTCTCACTGTAGGCGATTATGTTCTATTAGAACCCGAGCCTGACAACAAGTATGATGAAAATGCTATTAAGGTTTCCTTTATGGGAGCTAGACTCGGATATGTACCACGTAGGATTACAGGCGAGGTGAGGAGATTAACTCATCTTCCCACAGAGGCCTCGGTCATAGAGATCAATAAGGAAGATGTTTACAGAGGAATCAAAATTGGAGTAACTAAGTAACTAGGTTAATGCAAACTAAAGCGTTATACCACGGGAGAGAAAGACAGTTGATAACTGACCCTACCACACAAGGGAACACGACCTACCTTTCCAGCTTATCACTGGATACAAAGGTAGGGTAGTGCAAACTACTTAAACCTGAGTGTGGGTGGTATAACTTTTAATATAACAGGAGAGGAGAAAATCTAATGGGTTCTGACTATACACCACGTGTAGTGTTTGAAATAACTGAGGAGCAACGAAGGCGAAAAGACTTCGCTTTCCCTATCAAAGGAACGTTGCGTGCAGTTATGTCTCAAGTTTTGGATGATCTACTAGACCTCATAGAAGAACACGGGCAGGTTATAGTAGGTCTTATTATTGACCAGTCTATCAAACCAAGAGACTTGATTAAAACTTTAAAGGGAGCAGAGGAGGTTTGCAAAGATGGCAAATTTAGAAAACTTGAAAGTTAAATCGGTTTCTGAAATGTCCCAAGATGAGTTAGAAGAACTTCTTAAATCTATACGCCTAAGTAGGAGAAGCCTTAGACGAAGTGCTTCGAGAAGGAAACCAACAACTTCAAAGAAAAAAGATAAACAGCTAAGTGCAGCCGAGGCATCTAAACTACTTGAATTACTGGAGGGCGGAAATGAGTAAAATCACAAATGTGACAACCACAAGCATTAAGAATATTGAGATTGGGTCTAGGTATCGTGAAGACTTTGGTGATATAGATGAACTTGCAGAGGAGATAAAACTTAAAGGTTTCAACACTGCGCTAACCGTAGTTCAGTCATCCAATAACTCTTATCTTTTAGCTGCTGGAGAGCGGCGTCTTAGGGCAGCTGAAAAGGCTGGAGTTGAAGAAGTTCCGGTCATAGTCTATGACAACCTGAGTGAGTATGAACTTAGATCAATCGAGCTGTGTGAGAATCTTAAACGTAAAAACTTGGAGTGGTGGGAAGAAGACAGGCTAGTTACGGAAATAACTAGATTGCAGCAAGAACAACACGGTAAAAAGATTGCTGGTGGCACTAAGGAACAAAAAGGTTGGAGCGGTGCTGATACGGCAAAACTGGTGGACAAAACACCTAAAACCATCTACGATGCTATTCGTAGGACAGAAGCAAGGGAGAAATTCCCCGAGTTATTTGAAGCCTGTAAGACAAAGAAAGATGCTTCAAAAATCTTGTCTGTCATGGATGAGCACGTAGTTAAACAAGAACTTCTGGAACGTGCTAAGAAAGCCAAGAAAGATAATAGCACTAGGAGTTTAATTGATAGTTATATTGTCGGCGACTTTTTTAAATGTATAGCTGATGTACCAAAGGAATCCATCTCGCTAGTCGAGATAGATCCTCCTTATGCTATAAATCTAAGCGGAAGTAAAAAGAGTAGTCATATCACAACTTATGGTGACACCTACAATGAAGTCCCTTCTCACATATACGAGGAGTTTATGGAGCGTACTTTAACTGCCTGTTACAAAGTGATGAAACCTGACAGTTGGTTAATTCTGTGGTTTGCTCCTGAACCCTGGGCAGAAATCCTTTACAATACTGTACACAAGTGTGGATTTAAAACTACCAGACTAACTGGGAAGTGGATAAAGAGTTATGGCCAAAGTATGAGGCCGGAATACTATCTTGCTAATACTTGCGAAGACTTCTATTATTGCTGGAAAGGTAGACCAATACTATCCAAGCAAGGAAGAGGTAATACTTTCCAGTTTCCGTCGGTTCTAGCTCAACACAAAGTACACCCAACGGAGAGACCAATAGACCTAATGAAAGCCATCTACAGTTGCTTTGCAGATGCTGGATCTAATATCTTAATTCCTTTTCTTGGAAGTGGTAATGGATTAATAGCAGCAAACGAGCTTTATATGAATGCTTTTGGGTATGAACTCAGTAAAGATTACAAAGATAGTTTCATTGTCAAAGTGTCAACTTTGGATAGAAAGGAGTAACTAATGGAATTAGAAAAGTTAGTACACGAGGAGATAAAGAACTGTAATTATATTGCTAATGTAGACGGAAACTCAGACCACGGCAGAAACAAACGTCTAGGCACTATTAAGTGCGGTCCTCTAACTGTGTGTTTTAAGTGTGAAAGCACTAAGAGTTTTCTCAAGCAGCTTAGTAACCTCTGTGATGCTAAATTCTATGATGACTACACAGACAGAAATTACACAGTTAGGCCGTTCTACTTCTCATGTATAAATAGAGAGGTCAACCTAGCTTTTGATATTGACTTGGTATAATCATTACACGGAGTTTAATATGAATACTACAGACGATAAAGTAAAACATCCCAGACACTATACTTCCCATCCTAGTGGCATCGAGTGCATTGAAATAACTAAACACATGAACTTCTGTCTAGGGAACGTTGTTAAGTATGTCTGGCGTGCTTCAGTAAGGGGTAGAAACACACTGGATTTAAAGAAAGCTATAGAATACCTACAGATAGAAATCGAGAGGAGGGAAAAAAAGAATGCGTAATACTTACGTCCCACCTTATGGATCACAAGATTCTGCTCTTCTCTTCTGTGGTGAACAGCCAGGGAAACAGGAAGTTTTTCAAGGAAGACCATTTATCGGTCCTGCTGGAAAAGAACTTGATGACTGTTGCAGAATAGCAGGGATAGACTTTAACCAAACCTACAAAACCAATGTTATTAAAGACTTGGATAAACCTATCAACCAATATATTAATTTGTCAAGTAAACTTAACTCTACCAGCGACGAAGCTTGGGAGTATATAAAGGAATTGCAGTATGAACTTCAGACTGTTTCCCCTAAAGTCGTTGTAGCAGTCGGTGGGGTAGCACTCTTTGCACTGACTTCACGCACTGGGATTAACAAGTGGAGAGGCTCGATTCTTGATTGTACACTTGTTACAGGGCTAAAGGTAATTCCTATAATCCACCCTGCTACTGTCATTAGACCAAAATTCCAGTACTTAAACAAATACTTGATTTGCTATGACCTTAATAAAGCAAAGAAAGTTGCAGAAGGTGAAATAAAGAGTGTTAACTACAATCTAATAACCAACCCTTCATTCCGTCAGAGTATTGACACCATTAGAATGTGTCATGAGTATCCCATAATAGACTGGGATATTGAAGTTATTAATGAAGAACTTGATTGCTTCTCACTAGCATGGACTCCTACTGATGCTATAAGTATTCCACTAAGAGAAGTCCGTGAAGGGCACTACTGTGACTATTTCACAATAGACCAGGAAACCCAGGTAATTCTGGAGTTGGCAAAACTTCTGGAAAACGATAAAGTAACCAAAGCAGGTGCTAATAACATCTTTGACCAAATGTTTATGTTGCACAAGTACGGCATTCGTACTCGCAACCCATCTCATACACACGATACTCAGATAGCCCAGAAAATTTCAATGCCTGATTACAAAGCAGGGTTGGACTTTGTTACTTCCATCCACACTAACATACCCTACTACAAGGCTGATGGTAAGAAGTGGATGAAACTTGGTGCTGGGAGTATCAAAGAGTGGTGGACTTATTCTGCAATGGATGCTATCTCGACCGCCAGTGCGAGGCTATCGCAGTTAGAAACGCTCTCGAAGCAAAACAACTTACACCTCTACGAGGAAACTTGTAAGTTAATCGAACCTCTACTTTATATGCAAGAGAGAGGAATTAGAGTAAACGTACAAGGTATCTTAAAACAGCATGATGAAGATGAAGTTAAACTAGACAAACTAAAGGAGAAGCTCAACGAGGTTGTTGGTCATTCTATCAACCACAATTCTCCAAAACAACTAATAGATTATTTCTATGGTGAGAAAGGACTTAAGCCTTACAAGAAACGCAACACTAAGGGTAAGTACGTACCTACTACTGACGTAGATGCAATGAAGCGTTTGGCTCGCAGAGGTTTCAAAGAAGCTAAAATAATTCTAGACATGCGCTCATTTTCCAAAAGGCTTGGGACTTATCTCGACGTAAAGAAAATCGATAAAGACGGACGTTACAGATCTTCGTATAACCCAGTTGGAGCGCAAACTGGCAGGTTAAGTTCGAGTGAAACTATATTCGGCACTGGAGGTAATCAACAGAACTGGCCTCACGATCTATTGCGTTTCTTCCAATTCGACGAAGGTTATATTGGTTACTCTATCGACTTAGCTCAAGCAGAAAATAGATTAGTCGCCTACTTTGGAAACATTCTTTCAATGATTCAAGCATTTGAAAGTGGCCAGGATTTACATAGGTTAACCGCTGCGCTTGTTTTCAACAAATCTCCCGACCAGATATCCGACGAAGATGGGTCATCATTACTTGGCGATGGCAGGCAAAGCGAAAGGTTTTGGGGTAAGAAGTGCAACCACAGTGCTAACTATGACTTTGGTTACAAATCTTTTGCTCTCAAGTATGAGGTAACAGAGAGTGAAGCCAAGTGGATTTTAGAACGCTACCATTCCTCCTATCCAGGCGTAAGAGGTTCCTATCATAGAATGGTTCAAGATATGCTGCGAACTGATAGAACTATAACTAATCCATTCGGCAGAAGCCGTATCTTCATGGGACCTATAGTCCCATCCTATCCCAACATAACTAAACATATGTGCACTCAGACATTCAAGGAAGCGTATGCACACTTACCGCAGTCTACAGTAGCAGACATAATTAGAAGGACTATTCTCTACATATGGAACAATCAGAGTTTGTTTGCTCCAGTAGAAATACTTACCCAAGTACATGACTCAATAGTTTTCCAAATCCCTACTTCAATCCCTATGCAACAACACGTAGATATACTAAATCTTATCAAGGCCAAACTGGAAGAGCCCTTCGAGTGGCACAGTAGAAGGATTTCCATCCCTGCTGACATTTCAGTTGGGTTAAACCTATACAAGAAGCAAATGGTCGAGTTTAAAAGTAAAGATAATCTAAGCGAGGAAACACTAATAGAGGCCTATACTAATGTCAAACGAGCGTGCTCTGCCTGACTGGATCGAAGGTTTTATTGCATACACTGAAGATACAGTTGAGGCGGATTACATCTTTCGTTTGTGGACTGCTATAAGCTGTATAGCTTCAGTGATGCAGCGGAAATGCTACTTGCCGTGGGGACCTAGTTTAACATTCTACCCAAATATGTACATAGTTTTAATAGGCCCTCCTGGGTGCGGTAAGGGTACAGCCCTAGGACCTGGGCTTGATCTTCTTAAAAATCTATCTAATGTAAACTTGGCTTCTAACGAGGCGAGTAGACAAGTTTTAATAAAAAGGATGCATGAAACTACTTACAACGCAATAGATACGTTGTCTGGCAAACATATGTTTCATGCTTCAACTACTATCTTTTCTAGCGAATTTACCGTCTTTCTCGGCTATGACAATAAAGAGCTTATTTCTAACTTATGTGATTGGTTTGATTGCCCTGACGTTTGGGAGTATGACACTATATCACGAAGCAAAGAGATCATAACAGGGATGTGGGTAAACTTGTTAGCAGGAACTACTCCAGACCTCCTACAAAGTAGTATGAATCCTACCACTATCGGAGGCGGTCTAGCTGCACGTATCGTCTTTGTCTATAGCCCTAAAGCCTCAAAGATAATTGCAATCCCTCCCATGGGAAAGAAAGAACAGGAACTGTACTACCACTTACTTTATGATTTAGAGAAAATCTACTGTCTGAGTGGTAGGTGGTCTGTCACTGAAAACTTTATAGATAAATGGACTGAGTGGAGGTACTACGCTGCAGGGGAAAATAAGTTTGGTAACGACACTAGGTTAGTTCACTACGAAATGCGCCGTAAAGTGCACTTGATGAAACTCTGTATGATCATGAGTGCAAGTCGTGCTAGTGATCCACAGATGGCTATAACAGGTGATGATTTCGATAGGGCACTTTCAATACTATGTAAAGCAGAAGAACGTATGCCCTTAGTCTATAGTGGTGTTGGTAGAAGTAACATCAGCGAGCATATGGGCAAGATCTTAGCTTTCTTAGCTGAGAAACCTAAAGGCAGAGAAATCCCTATGTTCGAAATCTCTAGATCCTTTAGGTATGATTTAGACAAGTGGCATCTTGACAGAGTTTTAGAAACTCTTGAGGCCAGTAAGTATATAGAAATATCTTACCGGCCACAGGAAGGAACTTTTATAAAGTACTTAGGTGGTGATGCGGACTCAATATAATGATTACATTAAGTTACTTCAACTCCTCACGGATGTCCAACTCCTTAACATCAAGTTTTTCAACCTCATCCCAAAAGCGCTCAGTGAAAATACTTAAATCGCTGAGCGTTTTATCCACAGCCCATGCACTATTCATTTGCTTGTTAAACTCATCTATCCACCCATTCTTTTGATATCGAGCTAATGTCTCAGTAAAAGCTATAGCTCTGGCTTTCGCAGTCATATTGGACAGAGAAATCCAAAAACTCTTTTCCGGCAAATCTTTTACACCTATAGAAAACTTATACCTATTATACATTCTTTCTTGTTCTTCTCTGTCTTTAACCTTATCCAAAACCGCAGCCATATCTGCTACATCTGCATCACCAGTTATAGTAGCATCTACAACATTATCTACTAAGCAGTTATGTGAATGTCTGTATGCGGTATCTAAGGTTTCAGCTTTCTCTAGAGCTTTTTCGTGTTTTGCAAAAGGATGAGTAATCCCAAGAACGTCATTAACACCTGGGACTTCATTAAGAATCATGCCATAGTGTCTCTCTTTCAGCTCCTTAGGTATCTCACCAAAAGCCAACTCATAACCTGTACCAAGTAGTTGCCCATAGATCCCATGGTTAGTAAAATACTCACCTAGGATGTAGCCAACTCTGTCAGGTGACAAGTCTGTAATTTCTCCTAATTGTTTAAGAAACAGGTTAGTATCTTCAGTCGATTCATACCTTGAATATGGGTAAGGGAGTTCTTCACCAGATATTTTTTCTTTGTAGTAAAAATCTATATTATTGAAATATCCTAATAGTGCACTAGCTAGTGGTGGCATAGTTGAAGTATCAGCTGGAGAAAACTCTCCTAATGCTTTAACTACATTTCCATAGTTTACTTCTTTCCCTAAAGTCATATCTGCCATAGCATCAAATGCAGTTTTGAAAAACCTCTGCGAGTGATCAAGTGGTATTTTAACATACATAAACCTATCCTGATTTTCCATATCTTTAAATCCAGAACTATCAGGAAAAATAGGTAAGATTAGATTTCTCCTAAACTCATCCTCAGAGATATTTGCTGTAGTTTTAGACCTAAGTAATTGTGATGCAATTCTAATACCGTAAAAGAGAGTGCCTAACTGTAATACTTTAGCAGTTGTTCTAACAGGGTCTTCCCACGCAGCTCGAAACAAACCTCTAGTGCCTTGTATAGAAGAATTGAAATAAGGTATGATATGATCTACTGCTTTTGATACTCTACCACCCTGATTATGATCAAGTACATCTCTTGCTACATGGGTAGCCTCTTTTCTTGCCTTAGGATTCTTAAGCACTTCCTCAATTGTAACTCCCCTATCCTTAGCTATCTCTACTAATGTTCTCTCTCTATTAGCCAACCTAGTTAATATCTCACTAGACTCATTCAAATAACTTAGAACATCATACACTTTGTCAAGCTTAGTATCAGTCCTAAAACCTCGTTTAAATCTACCTTGATGCACTAAAAACTCCATCCCTCCACCTTCTTTAATATAGTCTACGTACCTACCTCTACGTAGAAAAGTGTCGGGGAACACAGTTACCAAATCCTTAGTCATCTGCACTGCTGCAACAGGAAGAATTGGTGAATAGTTTGAAACCAACTCACCATCTTTATATCTAAGTGAAGAAGTAAAGATATGCAACATATCACGAGGCAAGTTTCTTATTGCGAATGTAGGATCGATACCAGTCGCAAACATTCTTAAAACACTAGCACCACTAATATTACTAGCCATATCAGCTAAGTAGGAAGACAGGTGTGGATCTCTGACAATCCAGCCATCAAACATCTCTGGACTTAGATAAATAGATTGTTGCTTTCCATCTACGTAAACTTTGATTGGTTTCCAGCCACGAGGTACAGTTACTCTACCCCTACCCTCTTTGTCACCTTTACGTCTAACTCTGACAAACGGATTCTTTGGATACTGCTCAGTGATGTCAAGTAAAGCTTTGTTCGCTCTGTTATTCATTATTCTACCGTACGTCCTGGAAAAAACCTCAAGAGCCATCCTCTGTCCTGAGCGATCAAAGATATCACCCTCCGTGCCTCTCGCTAGAGATTCAATCCCAGAGTCATACACAGATCTTGGGACTAACCCTATTTGTCTTCTTCTAGTTCCAGCACCACCTGGTGTATCAAAGATATCCGCAAGCTTGAATTTACGATACTTGAATTGCCTAAGATCATTAAACTCCTGCTCAGAGATAATACCTTCGTCAAACAGATCTTCTAACGCTCTATTCATATGATCATAGTAGGACTCAGTCCTCCTTTTAATATCTAAGACTTCCTCCGCAGTGAGACCCTCCCTCTCACCTAAGTTCTCTACCCAGTCTTTAACTTTATCCATCTCAACTGGACGTGTCCACTGCTTAGCACTCTTGTACTTATCTACTTCAATCAACCTAGTAGCAAGTAAATAGTCATTAAGAATCCTCTTCTTGCGTTTCCCATAGCCTTTGTAAACATCCTTGCGCATCAACTTGAACCTGCGTGCTGCTTCAGCACAAGCTCCACGTGCCAAGTTAGCCTCCACCAGAGCGTCTCTACCAAGTTGACCAAACCCCTTTAGAATTTTTCTTACATCACCACTTCTATCAACCCAGTCTTTTTTTGCCTCTCTGAGAAAATCTCTAATTTTCCTACTAGTGGATACCTTACTCGCATCATCCATCTTCTCCCTATACTCACTCCACGAAGGCTTTTTCTTTTTAGGTTTAGGACTAGGACTAGGAGCACTCCCTGAACTTCTTGCATAATCAATTCTATACTCACCTACTTTTCGTGGAGCTTCTACAACACCTTCTTTTGCGCTAACTAAATCTCCGGAAGCAGTTTCACTTATAATCTTTTCAACAGCATCTCTTGGATTCCTGTTTCCAGCCTTAACTGCCTCATCGTAGGACTTCTTAGCTTCCATTGCAATTTCTTCCCACGTCTTACCATTAAATCTTATTTCTTCCAGCGAAGTAACTTCATAAACTTGTTTAGGTTTATACCCTTTTTCATGTAAATCTTGGAAACTTAAAGAATACCACGGTGAGTAAGTTAAATTCTTTCCTTTAGCATCTTTGTATAAAAAGATCTCGTCCGGCTTAGGCATTGTATCAGTTTCGCCTCTTAGCCAATTACGAAGTGATTCAACAAAACTATCTTCTCTGTGCAGTAACTTTGAATCAAATCCACCTTGAGCAGTGAAATCTTTAACCTTAACCCTTTCTTTAAACCCACCAGCTCTCTGTGCAGACTTAGCAAATGCATAGTATTCATCTATCACAGTCTTCCACGCATCAAACTCTGCATGGTCTTTGAAAAGACCTACTAAGTTATCAGATCTAAGTGAGAGAGTTCTTAGTGTCTCTACTGCTTTATCAAGTTTAACCCTACCTACTCTATGATGCAGAAACATATTAACATCGTTTATAAGCTTTTGCGTCATAGCATTGATATCACTCCTAATAATATGCTGTACGCTTTCCCTCCTAAGAAGTTTGTTAACTCTTTCTGTCTCCCTAGCAGATGTAAAGAAGGGGGACTTGTAAGGATCTACTGTCTCTAGCATAGTAATAGGACTAGCCTTTATAGGAGTCATGGAGTCAGTCCACTCATCTGGATTCCACCTAATTTTAGCATTGCCTTTAACCATCTCCTCGAAGTGATGTATAGGGTCATCTACACCCTTGAAAAATTCCTTTCCTGACTCAGAAGTATAGCTCTTTTTAATGCTATCTGCGCACTGCTCTAAATAAAGTTCGTAAGCACCTCTAGGTTTCTCCTGAGATTCAACCCACCTACCAATTTCATCAGCGAACCACTCATTAAATGCCAGATCATATTTACTTGGAGGTCCTAAACCGCCAGAGGGCATTCTTCTTAGAGTCTTAGATCCACGGGAAGTTCTAGCGTCCTTACTAGTTGCCACATTCTTTGGGTCAATAAGCCACTCATTATACTTAATATTTATCAAATCTCGTACTTTTTGAGGAGCCCTATTCAAGAAACTATACATTACAGCATGACCGAACTCATGACTTAAGACATATATAAAATTATCACTTCCTAATTTAATAGTGTCAGAGTTTAAAAACATACCATAATTTTGATATTCTTGACCTACCTCACTACGCCTAGAACCAAGAAATCCTCGAGTTTTAATATTTTTTCCTTTAGCAAAAATTATCTGCATCGAGCCTTTCATATCAAAACTATTAGCCAGTGCTGCTATTGCATTAGTAGTAGATTCATCTAATCCAAATTGCCTAATGTCTATATCTCCATACCTCTTATACTTAGTAGCCTTTAACTTATCAATATCAGCCCTATTTAAAACTTCCTCTCTCTTTAAAAACTCCGCTTGGTCAGCTACTATATTATCAAAGTTAATAGACCTCTTCCACTTAATAAAATCATCTTGCCTTTTATTATATACTGTAGTTTTAAACTCAACATTTTCTTTTAATAGCTTAGCATCCTCCACTATTCTGGCTTTAGCCGCTTCTATTCTACCAGCACTCTCCACCGAAACTTCTTTTAAATATTCATCGATGGTTAGGACTTGTTTAACTATATCGGCAGCAGGTTCGCTTAGAAAAGTTTCTGGTGCTTCTCCTATTGATTTTTTAGTCTTAGACATTGGAGCTTTAAGGTGCATAACTTTAGCTTGGAAAACTAACCCTCCAACATCTCCAAGAATACGAAGTGCACCCTTAACATCTTCATTATCAAACATATTGGAAACTTTGCCAAACAACATACTCCAGGCAGTAGCTGGAACCATAACAACTTCACCAACCAACCTAGATTCAGGGATAGTAGATTTGTAAACAGACCAATCCATAGCTGTCATACCATCTTCCAATCCCATCATCATTTCTCTATGTATGTCCATTAGAGACCAATCCTCAGGAAGTTTGCCTAGGTATGTAGTAGTACGCCCAATCGCACTGGCAACCCCAGCAGCGAAACTTGGCATAGCACTGACAAACTCATACATTCCCTGCACTAAACCACTCCCTACTGGATGCCCTTTCTTGTATATTAACTTAGTAAGATCAGAAAAGGTTCCCCTAATATCTTCGGCAGTAGTTTCCATTATGTCAGTAGGAGGTTCCATTAAGTGGGAGTCCATGAGGATGTCAAAGTATTCCTGTGACCCATCTTTAATGTGTGGAGTTTCTCCAGTCTCCTCTGTTGGCTCAGTAGGTTCGGCGCCCATAGTTTCCACTTGACCCAGTATGTCCAAGTACTCATAGGCTTTATCTGTGGACTCAGTAGTCTCAGATGGTCCTGCAGACTCAGTGCCCATAGTCTCTACTCGGCGCAAAACATCTAAGTACCTACTCTCCTTTTCCGAAGGTAAATTCAACTTGGACGGCTTAACTGGTTTAGTTATTTCAGATGGCTTAGTAGGCTCAGTACCCATAGTCTCAGCCTGTCTCATTACATCAAAGTAACTCTCTGCATCTTCACGCCCTTTGAATTGTCTATCTGATTCAAAGACAGAAGGGTCTTCAGCTTTTAGTACATCCAACATAGGAGAATCCACACTCGGTGTAATTGGTTCACTGAGTTTGGGTTCTTCCTCTTCAAAGCCATAAAGTTTCTTAGCCCTACTCTCGAAACTAAGAGACTCACTCTCTTTCGGACTATATAACTTTTTTGCTCTGTCTCTAAAACTAAAAGATTCAGAAACCTCTGCCTGTTGTTTAGTATTATTCAACTCTATACTCCCCTGTTAAGAATTCTCCATCAAGATACCAACCGGCTCCCTCTGGCCCATTAGGGTTGAATTTAACTCTATTACCCCACAAACGTTTAGCTTCTTCATTAATACGCTTATTAATAATCATGTAAGCATCAGCTTTTTCTTGTGGAGTTTTGTTTTTCTTATTTATGATAAGACGGGTAGATGGATCAAATGTATCAAGGAATTCCTCACTCGTAATATTCTGCCTGAATTTGTGAAACTCATCTATCTTCTCAGAGATTTCTCTTCTCTCTCTATACTCCGGAATAGTAATTGCTCCAGCTTTCTCTTTAAGCAGAGCCATCTCTCTAAACTCAGGATTACGCATCATCTCTTTAATATACTTAATTGCAGCAGTATCACCACTATCAGCTTCTTTAAGAACCTCAGCGAAATCTTTGTTCTGACTGGCAACCGCATAATTCTTAACCTCTTTAGGAAGTGAATTCCACTGATCAAGTGTAACCTCACCCACACCTGGTACTTTGTAAGGAGCCATCTTAGTTCCTTTGGAAGTAGAAGCAAGATAATACTTCCCTAACATATTTTTGTACCTAGCATCAATTAGATCCCTCTGTCTCTGTTGTGCAAGTTGTATTGCTGAAAGTTTTGGTCCCAAACTAGCCCGAACATCTGCGGGCGTTAGGCCTAGAAGATCGGAACCGCTTAAATCTAGGCCCCCAGAAAATTTGAGAGATAGCTTAAAGGATTAAAGTTTTGCAGCGCATTATCTTGCTGCACTTGAGGTTGTTGCGTTTGAGGTTGATTGGCACTCACACCTGAGCCTGGGCTAGTAGGTGACCCCATCTTGATTTTGGAAGAGTCAGTGTTTGTCCCAGTAGGCTTCGTTTCTAGAGTGAGCTTACTAGCATTGTTATTACCTCCACTTCCATTAAGAAGCTCTTTCAACAAATTAGCTTGGTTTATTGTAGCGATTTGACCCATCACTCCACCACCAAGAATATCACCAAAAGAATCTTTTCCACCTATTGCACCACCACTCATGCCAAGTAAGTAAGCCAACATCTTTTGATCACCACTTATATCATCCATAACTTTTCCTCTCTTAAATTTAACCTAAAAGTCCTGCGGCAGCGCCTAAAGCTCCACCTATAACAGTTCCCCACCCAGGATTTACTTTAGATCCTTCCATAGACCCGTACAATAATCCAGCTCCAGCACCACTAAGTGCTCCACCTATTGCACTGCCAAACTTATTTTGTTTCTTATCTGTCACAGAAGCAGTACCACCTGCAATACTTGCAATTAGGTGATTACTGTACTCAAAAACCTCAAGATCCCACAAAGCTTCCTTTTCGTCTAAATCAAGATTTTGATTAACTTCCTCGGATTGAGCAACTATGGCAATCCTATTACTTTCAACGATAAGTTTAGCTAAATCCTGCTCAAAAGAAATAGTTTGTGCCATCAAGCTAGACATCTCAGTAGCTGCTTGCAACACCTGTTGTTGTCTTTGGCTGTGGGACATCGAGATGATTTTATTCCTCTCAATACAAAACCTAGTTTTTAATTCCTCTCTCTGTTTAAACGCTTCAACACGTAAACCAGTTGAATACTTAGCAACTTCAATATTCCTACCTTCTTCTATCAAAGATCTTCCTATAACAAAGGCACTTGAAAGCGCAGCGCCTGCGTCTCTCATACCTTGTTCGAAACGAGGAGTTACATCACTAACTATCTGAGCATCCAGTTGATCAGCAAAAGCGTCTACATCATCTTCGATGAGCCCGTCTATTTCAGTCTCCATCTCACACAAACCATCTATTTCTGGAAACTGTGTATAAGCAAGTTCTACGTAGGACTGAAAATTTACATCTGTATCAACCGCATGAACCAGTGTAGCAAAGTCATTCACAGCGTTCATCATATTAGATACTTCAGTCCCTGGATCAAACGCATTAGCGTCTTCAAAAGGATTATCCGTAAACGCTTGGTTCATCGCACATATCATACACTGGTTTAAATTCTCTGTGCAATCACCAGCATCTGTCGGCAAAGGAGCTAAACACATAAAATGTTTATGTAGTTCCTTCAAATAATCTGGATAATCTACTTTACCAGAACTTCCGCCACCACCACTGCTACCCATCTTATATCTCCAATTTACAGTATATAGTTTTTAGATTAAATCCTAAATTACTAAGAATATTTAGGACATACTCTACTTGTGAATAAGTTACTACCTCACTGCATTCATTTTTCTTTGCCCACTTAGATATAGCCGCCACTCCCTCCTCATAGATAGTTGGATCAGCGCCGAAACCCCTAACTGCGAGAATTAAGAGTTGGCGACTATTTGATACAATGTCTCTGACTATTGTTGTCAGAGTTATTCCTTTTAACTTTCTTTCCTTATCTTCTCTCACGAAAGATACCCAGCACTGCAATTTCCCACTGAGTAAACCACTCAAAATCAGATTAGAATCAGTAACACCTTCCACTTCACAGACCTTTGAAACCACATCCCAATAAGCAACTACTTGACTTGGTAATAGTTGAACTATCATGATTGCCCCCTTGGAGGTGCAGCGTAAATACCTCTCAGACTTCTCATATCTGTCATTTTCCACCTTGTTGTCAGAGATCCGATACTTAGATCACTGTAATCAGAGGTTTTAAAGTTTAATTTAAACTCAGTTCCATTAATAATCTGTCTTACAAAGCCGTTACGGTTTAGTGTTTTCCACCCAGTCTTTTGAAACTCATTGGAAGTATTTTTTCTCCAGTCCACTGCAGTTTGCATAGTTCCGCTACTACTGGCACTAACCTCGTTAGTAAAAATAGTTTTGTCACCTCGCTGTCCCATATCTAAAACATCAGTTACTATTCTTGCCTCTTCATCACCACTACTTTTAAAAAAAGCATATTGTTGACCGTCTAACCAACAGCTAGTTGGAAGATAGTGAACCTCAGAGAGACCATTCGAAGTTAGTAGAAAACACTTACTGCCATCACAGATATAAAAATCACCCAAATTTTCTGCATAAGATATAACTATGTCACTTTGGTCTAGTTGCTCTACGTACTCACTGTAACCAAGCTCCTCTAACCCTTTACTAGTTATTCTCCAAAGTAATCCATTAGCAACAAATACATGAGTTGAGACATCCCCTGCTATCGCATACCTTGATGGAATCGACAGTCTTTTAACCTTAGACAAACCAAAGCCTTTTGGCGCAGGAGTCATCCGTGCAACTCCATTTTCTCCATAAACTACAATATAATTATCTAATTTCAACACCTGGAATACTTCACCACTGTAAACAAAAGGCATATAGCCAGAAGTATTATCCCTCCTGGGAGTGCAATCTATATTGCCTATCCTACTCCACACAATATAGTTCTCATCACAATCGTACCAGTCAGACTGTATATTGCCGAAGATAGCCTGTCCATTGTAATTTATAGCTGTTTTAAAAAGTGGTACTGTTACTAACGCTCCACCGAGTGAGTAACTAAGAGACACAGGATCAAAGTAAATTAGAGCATCCCCATTAGACATAATAATATAGTCTTTGAAAGCCGCAGCAGAGAATCTGTCACCTTCACCATAAATAGCCCAGTTTATATTAAGTTTAAGTGTAGCACTATAATCATCATTCACAACATATAGTTGATCTCTTGATAGTATTTCATCCCTTAAAATAAACAGATTAAAACCCCAAGCCTTGATGAATTGCGGAAAAGGCCATACTATATTTACATCCACACTGCTAATGGGATTAGTTAAAACCTCTGGTGATTCGTGTCCTATTTTACCACATCTACAGTTATAATACTCAGTGAGAAACTTTGTATTATCACGGAAGTTACAGTCATACGGCCTAAGACCATTTCTCAAAGCTTCGTTTATAACTGTGTAAAATTCTCTCATTCCTCCTCCTCTTTCTCAAGGAGCTCAAGTTTATCTATCATCTCTTTATGAACATCACACTCTTTAACACTAGGAATCATACTCATCCCTATCCAAAATCCAGAAGCTTCATTATTAAGACATTCTACAATAACTCTATCACCAGCCTTAATTGAATATCTTAAATCAAGAACTAAATTTTGCTTCTTGACTAAAACACTTTCAGTGGTAACAGTATTGCCGTGAGCTAGACTAACACTTAACTCAACTCCGCCTTTAGGCATCTTCTCAATAAAAACAGCTATGTGTTTTACTGACCCATTACAGGCAAAGAGATACCTAAAAATAACTCCAGATGTTTTAACATATTCGGAGATAGGAAAAGGCGGTACGAGAATGGATACAACTTTCTGTGACCGTTTCTTCAAGCGGTGAAGTTCCACATCCACCAATCTGAATCTCTCCTCAGTGGTTTCACCTTTAACTATTTTATTTCTTCTAGCCATCACCCCTCCATCTGATCAACTTCAGCAATAATCTCCTGGACTAAGTCCATTTCTAACTTAGTAGTCTGAAAGATTATTGAATTAAGCCAATCGTTAGCACCTTGTGTGTTTCTGTTAGTTATTTCTATTTGGTACATAGTTGCCATAGTGACTATTTCAGGATGTACTACACTCCACCAATTCTCATCAGTATCTTCAACTAGATCCATTGAGTAGAACAAACCCTTTACTTCAACAACTACTTTCTCCTCTGGAGGCGGCATTACTAAAATAGAATTATAATCAGGATGTGTTCCACAAGGTATATCAACATAGCCGACAAAAGACTCGAAAGTATCACAAGTTTCATTCTCTGGGATATAACGAGTAATAGCAGGACTATAATACAAAGGAGATCCGCTATCAGTCCCGCTTGGTAAGGCAGTCATGTATCCAGCTATCAGGTCTTGAAGACTTACCTTTTCCAACTGCCAACGCTCACTAGTGGTAGCCACCCATACTTCTTTAATCGCCCTACAGTACGGTGTTCTAGCACCATAAAGTCCTGGAAGAATGAACCTAAAGCAAGAC